GTCTGATGCTCAAGAAACCGCTAAGTCTTTGGTGTTTGTCAAACAAGGCGACTACGAAAAAGACTATACCATCAGGATTTATAAGGAGGGAGAGGATCTTTCTGCTGCTTCGTTTTCTGTAACTTTCGTAAAGAGAAGAGTCTTTCGGACTGATGTGTGGCGAGTGGATACTATCACTCTTGTTTCGGGAGGCACAGGTTACTCGGTTGATGAACCCATAAGTTTGGATTGGGGAGACTACAACTGGAACAGAGGTGCTCCATCCTTTAACTTTGACATCGACAGTTCAACAGGTGCGATAACCTCCGTTTCTATTGTGAGTTCGGGGGAATCAACAAGTTCGCGGGACACCTCTATAGCGTATCCAATCCAAGCCCTTTCTCCTGGTGATGAGGTTACTTATACATCTGGAGCCTCGACTAGCGGGGCTAACGCTGACACCTCAGTGATTTCCGCAGGACTTGTCACTGCTCTCAGGGCTTCTTCGTTAGACGCTGATTACACCTTCAAAGATTATGGGGGTTCCGTTCAGATCCTTAGAAACGACTCAGAAGAATATAGGATTGCTACTATAGACGGCCTTGCCAACGGGGGTTTGGGGGTAGTGCATCGTGAGGTATCGGCTATCACAGACCTACCTTCGATTGCTCCTGATGGATTTACAATCAAGATCAAAGGAGACGCAAGGAGTGAGGACGATGACTACTACGCTCAATTTGAAGCCAACGATGGTCTTTCTTTCGGAGAGGGTGCTTGGGTTGAGACGATAGGTTACGAAGTGAACACTAATGTTGACTCTGACACTCTTCCAGCACAGCTAGTTAACACAGCACTCAACACGTTTACTTTTGAGTCTACTGGCTGGGCAAGGCGAGAGGTAGGTGATGACAACACCAATCCGTTCCCTAGCTTTATAGATAAGACCATCAACAACTTTGTGTTCTTTAAGAACCGCTTGGGGTTCATCTACGAAGACTCTTTGTTCCTTTCAGCAGCTGGCGATCTATTTAATCTCTTTAGATCCACAGTTCGTGAGACATTGGACACTGCTCCTATTGACGCTACAGCTATCGTATCGCGTGTAACAAACCTGCGATCTGCGGCCACGTTCCAAGAGAACCTTGTGTTGTTTGGGGAGCGTGGTCAGTTTGTTGTTAAGGGAGAACCCTTGTCCAACAGCACGATCACCATTGATACTGTTACGTCCTACGATGTGGACACTACTGAAGACCCTGTAGCCCTTGGTTCCTCGGTTTACTTCCCGTTCTCCCGTGGATCTTACTTTGGCATCCAAGAGTTCAGTTTGAACGCTACAACCTCGGTGTATGAGTCCGTAGACATCAGCAACCAAGTTCCTGCTTATATTGAGAAAGGAAGCATTGCTAAGATCACAGGCACTTCCTCGATGGACATGATCCTTGTGACCACTGGGGGAGGAACGATCTACGCCTACAAGTATTACTTCAACGGCAAGGAAAAGGTTCTGAGTTCTTGGGGCAAGCTACAGTTTAGCTTTGATGTCCTAGGCATCGATTTCATCAACAGTTCGCTTTACATCACAGCAGGAAAGAACAATGAGACCCTGCTTCTTGAAATGAACGTGGAGGATCTCAGACTTGAGACAGACACTGTGGGAGGCTTCACTGTCCACCTAGATTGTCTCAAGAAGTTTGACTCCGCTGGAGACACTTTAACGATCCCTGAAGAACGGGTGATTGATCTTGGGTTTACTCCTAGTTCCACCGATCAAGTCGAGGTTGTTACATCAAGCGGTAACAAGCTGAGTGTTGTTCGTGTTGAAGGCTCTTCTGCTTTCGTCATGGCAAACAACGAGGCTATGTTCAGTGGCTTGAGTTACGACATGGAATACACTTTCTCTGAACCTGTGTTCCGCACGGGTAACCCACCGACTCCTGTAGGGGTAGGCAATCTTCAGCTTCGCACAGGCACGTTGTTCTTTGCTGATGCGGTCAAGTTCTCCGTTAAGGTAACTCCGTATCTCAGGGACACTGATACATACACCTTCAGTCCTAACGTGATCAATGTGACCACTACTGACTCTCTTATTAAAGAAGAGGGGAAATTCACGTTCTCAATCTTTACGTCTGCTGAGAAATCCAGTATAAAGATTGTTAATGACACACCATTCCAAGCAACCTTCCAAGCCTGTGAGTTTGAAGCAAACGTCCACACCAGAGCACGTAGAGTATAAAAAGGTTCATATTAGAACCACTGTTGAAAGTGACTTTAAACCTGTCGCTGACAACATGAGAGATATGGATGTGCTTGAGTGTCGCTTGAATGGCCACGATCCCTTACAGGCACTGGAGTCATCTATGGAATCGGACTATGCCTCTTACACTATCGTGTGTAACGAGACTGACACTCCCTTGGCTTGCTTTGGCATCGGAGACATAAATATGTCTTACGACTATATTTGGATGTTAGCCACTGACAAACTCGTAGAGACCGCAGGTTTTGAGTTTGCCCGTGAAAGCAAGAAGGTTGTTCAACGCCTTCAATCTTTAGCCATGAAGCCTTTGACCAATATGGTTCACAAGGACAACAAAGTGGCTATCAGATGGCTACGCTTCTGTGGGGCTAAATTCAACGATCATCCTTTTACTGACAACTTAATTCAATTCATTATAGAACCCAATGTGTAACCCTTTAATCCCAATAGCTTTAGGCGTAGCAAGTGCCGCAAGCACTTATGCGGGTCAGAAGAAAACCGCAGACGCTCAAGAGAAAGCACAACGTCAAGCATCTCAAGCGGAGCGTAAGCGTTACCTTCAAGAACTCAGTTCGATGAGAGCAAGGCAAGCTCAAGAAGCTGTCGCCCGTGCTCAGAAGAAGGATGCTGTTGATCGCGAGGCGATGAAAAAGGAAAGCACTCAAAGGCTTATAGCGGTCTCTGAGGCGGGTGTTGCAGGACAAAGTCTGAATACTTTGCTTCACAACCTGTCAGTCAACAAGTCGCGGTTCCTTGTGTCTCTTGATCAGCAACAGCAGTTCAATGAACAAGAGGCAGACCTTAGAATGTCTGATGCTGGTATGAGAAGCTACTCAAATCAGTTACGAATCAATCAACCCATCAAGCAAGCAAGCCTTCTTGAAGCAGGTATTCAGGGGTTACAAACTGGTATGACGATGTATCAAGCCATGCCCTCACCCGCTCCTAAACCTCCATCTCTTACAACTTAATGACCCAAGCAGAACTTTTCAAAGCTCTCCGAGGCGAACGCAGGACTGAAGTAGACCTTTCACTTGGTCAAGTCCCTGTAAGCCCTACGATCCAAAGCGGAGGTAAATACACTGTTGTCGTTCCTCCAGTGTCCCGCCAGAACTCAGCCACTAGACTGTCTGCTGTGCTGGCTCAAGTTCCTCAAGTAACAGGTCAGTTTAAGAACATCCAGCAACAAGCAGGAGTTCGGGAAGCAAACGAGTTAACTCCTGATGAGGTTATACGAAGGTTTCAAGACGGGGACGTTGAAGCACAAGGAGTGTTAGCTTCGTTCGGTAAGGAGAAGACCTTCCAAGAACAACTATACTCAAGGTATTTCACAAGCACTCTTCAACCTGGTTTTACTAAGGTGGAAAGTGAGGTGCGTAATCTTACACCTCGTCAAATCGCTGAGATCGGTGATGTTCGTTCTTACGTCCAGCAGAAGCTAGTGAACTCTATTGACCCTGATGTCTTCAATACCATCAAAGATCCTAATAATCGCTTCATGGCTCAACGCCACAACCTTGCGATGGAGGCTTTGATTCCCAAGGTAGTGGAGGGTGTTGTAGGTTCTGCTGAACGTAAGAAACAAGATTACGCTCTTACTCAAAGTCTTGAGTCAGAAAAAGATGGACTTTCAGATATAGGAGTTCAACAAGGTGTTCCTGAAGGGGAGGATATTTCGGTTACTGTAGAAGGTTTGAGGTCTACAGCGTTTGGTAGTAGAGAAATTGATCCTACCACCGCTGAAGACATAGATAGCGGGAATATGGCTAGGGTGGGAGGAGATGAAAAACGTGGGTCTTCTGGTATGTTATATAGAGGATTGGAGAATGATATTCCTACTGTTGCTATTCATAAATCCCACGGGCTGAAGGGTAAAGACTACATCAAAGTCACAAGCGATTTGTTCCCTGAAGGTAAGATTTTTCAAGTAGCTGGAACAGGCCCAGCACCAGGAAGGCTCGATTTCTATAGTTCAAACAAAGAAGAATACAACAATTTTGCAGCACAGAAACTTCAATCAGTTGTAAAGGTAGATAAAGACGGGAAACCTCTTGCTGTTAAAGCTCCCTCCAATATCGCTAGGATGGTAGAGGCTTCATCTTCTCGCCTTGCTGCTCAAGGTATAGGTAACGATCAAATAATTGCTGCGACATACAAAGGTCTAAGTGCAAGAGCAAACTCTTACCTTGCTAATGGTGACCTTGAGAACGCTAGGGAACTCCTTGAATTGGTTGAAACTGGCGACATCAAGGTAGAGGGGAAATCTTTTATCAAGACTGCTACTGGCAGGACTTTAGCTACTGAAATGCTTAAAAGCATCGAGGCTGAAGAGGACAAAATAGATCGTGAGGAAAACAAGATTCTTGGTAACGAAAGTAAGAAGTTTGAGAACGAGACTAACGCACAAGCAAGAGCTATTGCTGTTGGTCTTTCCGAAGATCCTACAGAAGAAGAAGAGGAAGATGCTTTAAATAGGTTGGCAGAACTTGAACAATCAATAGTAACTGCACAACAAAACAACCAAGTTGACGCTGTTACAGCTAATAGACTTGCCGCTACCATATCAAGTTTTGAAAACGACATTAAGAACAGAACCACTCTTCAGAATCAACTACACGCTCAAGAAGTTGCTGCTCATGGTGCAGCCTCTGGAAATATCCCTTCAGAAGTAGCAGACTTTCATTCCGAGCCTAACGAAGCAGTTTTAGGACTTTACGAAAAAGAGTTGGGGAAAGCTTACCTTGATATACATAAAACGGAGAATTATGCTGCTGGGACTCAAACATACTCAGCGTCTTTACAAGGCATTATGAAGGTAAATGCGGCACAAGCAAAAACACAAACAGACGCATGGGCATTGAAAACCTTAGATCCTCAAGATCCTGCTTATAGGTCTAAGTATGAGGACAAGTTTACAAGTAACTTACAAAAAATTATTGGAGCTGAAAAGGATAAGGGACAAATCGTAACTCCTGATTCTCCTCCTAATGCTTCTGAACAAGTTATTAACCTTCTAAAGGAAAAGGGACTTGCTCTAACAGAGAGCAACATAGACTTAGCTCAAGAGGAACTTCTTAAAGATTCTTCTAGAACCTCCTTACTTGATAAGGATTATAACTTTAACCCTAAGTCTTTGAAGTTCTTAAGAGGACAACGGCATCTTAACAGTTTTAACAGCCTTATTGATAATGATGTTCTTTTTGATCGTGCTAATTTACCTCCAAGTTCAATGGCAGAAATTGCTACTGTAGGTGCTAGAAAAGCTGTATCACCTTCCTACTTTTCTGATATTAGTAGAACTTTGAAGAACACTTCTGATCCTCTAAAGAAACTACAAATCCGACAAAATTATATTCAAGCACACGTAAGATTTACAGGACTTCCTGTTGATGTTATTGAGGGAAGCATGGTAGTAGTCAATAGTATAGCCTCAGGCGGCAATTACGTAACTAGCGATATCATAATACCTAGTAGCAAAACTACTACATTTACTCTAGATTTTGACGCAGCCGATAACTACTTCAAGCGATACAACGAGCGGATAATAAGTTCTGAAGCTGTTGTTGCTTACGACAAAGGAAATACCTCACTGATGGATCGAGCGTTTGCTGCTGGGGTAGCCAAAGGACAACTCACCGAAGATCAGCGTCAAGACTTCATCGATGAACAACTCAGGATAGGACGCGACATCGGTATCATTAAACCTCTTTCCCAAAACAACGAACAAGAATAATGTCTCAATATAGTTCTCTTGCTGCTGCTACTAACTTTCTTAAAAGCAGTCCCACATACGCTTCTCGTCCTTTGGCGAGATCCTTTGTAGATCAGGATGGCAACGAAAAGTTTGAAGCCCTAGATCCAGAATACTCGCACTTAAATACTCCCCAAGAACTTGAGGATGACTCTAGTTTCATCGGTGATGTGTTTCAAGGTATTGGGGCGGGTATAGAGGGCTTTGGTCGTTCTATCGTTGGACTTGCGGACGTTGTAGCCTTTGATGCTATCCCTGACAGTTGGTCTGAGGATAGACTGATTGATCGCCCTGAAGGTGTGGTCGGTGGTCTTGCTTCAGGTCTCGTCCAGTTCGGTCTTGGGTTTATTCCAGGATTGGGTGTAGCGGGGCTTGCTGGAAAGGGACTTACTGCTGCTCGTCTTCTTAAGCAAGGTTCTACAGCGATGAAAGTCACTAAGGGCTTTGTTGCTGGTGGAACTGCTGACTTCGTGTCCTTTGATGGACAAGAGAAACGCTTAAGCAACCTTATGACTCAGTTTGACAATCCTTTAGTCAACAACGCTATCACCCAGTTTCTTGCAGCACCTGATGATGATGACGAAGAGATTAAAGGTCGTCTTCAAAAAATGTTGGGAGAGGTTGGAGGTCGTCTTAAGAATGTGGCAGAGGGTGCAGCCATCGGTGGCATTGTCGGTGGCAGTGTTGGTTTGTTTGTTAAAAGTCTAAAGCAACTCAAGGCCGCTCGTAACTTTGACGGCACTGAAGAAGCCGCTAAGAAACTTGAAGATGCTACAAAAGAAGTAGAAGAGGAAGCCATCGCCTCTGGTCTCGCTACTCCTGACGGGCTTGAGATTGCTGGCAAGCTCCAAAGCACTCCTTCGCGTCCTCCTGCACTTCCACAAGAGCAAGCAGGTGTGGATGTAGCAGGGGAAGCTGTAGAACCAGTAGGAGGAGTTCAAGCTATCTTGAGTGCTCCTGAAACCATCAAACAACTTTCGGGTGCTGAGACTCCAGCGGAGGTATCAAAAGCTATCGATGAAGTTACACAGAAACTTCTTGAAAGCCAAAAGATGACTGACCTAGATCCAGAAAATCTCTTTTCTGAAGTTAAAGGCATGATGGAGGTGATGGGCTTAGACCCTAGTAATCTTGATGAGTATGCGTTGATGTTTGAAAGAAACAACGCAAGTCACATTAAGGAGTTGAAAAAGATTCACCATAAGCAACACGCTACTTATCACGCCATGTTTTTGGCACATCAAAAGTTAGCTAACGCTACAAAGAAATTTGAAAGCCTTACTAATGCCAATTCGTCTGCTGATGAGATCCTTAAAGCAGAGAGGGAAATTGTAAGGGTTCAAGCTCAACTTGAAAATATTCACAGAATCAATAGTCAAATTGGATCTTTATTAGGCCAAGGGTTAGGCTTTCGCAGAAAATCAGTGCTCAATAAGGCTTTTGGAAGTGGAGGAAAGCAATCTCTTGATGAAGTTAAAGTAAAACCTGAAGAACTTGAAGATTTTAAAAAAGGAAGCAGAAACGAGCAACTGATAAACAAAATCAAAGAATCAGAGGAGCTTCAGCAAACTGCCAAAGAAAACGAAGACTTAGCCAAAACTCTTGAAGGTGACTCCCCTGATGTTGCTGATGCTGTTAACTCTAAGACCGAAGCTGTAGAAAAGAACAAAACAAAGCTGGAGGAATTAGAAGAAAAGCTAGAGGCAGAACTCAAACGTCAACGCACAAAAGCACAAAAACTCAAAGATTCTACTGGAGATAAAGCAAAGAAAACTCCAAAGGCTCCCGAAGAGGTTCCTGCCAATATTGTTGAACTTCGGGACAAGATAAAATATTACAAGAAAGCTATCAAGCAGGACGAGCAGATGCGTGATGCTTTGGAGGAGTTGGATCTTCTCCGTAGAGAGACTCCTGCACAGACTGCCAAAAGGATTGCTTCTAAGCCTCGTAAGGTAAAAGACCCTGATCCTCTTCAAGATACGATCAAACAACTGAAGGCTAAAGGTGCTAAGATCACAGCAGAGCGTGTAGGCAAACCGAAGGGCAAGGGTATACTTCCAATCGACAAGCTGATCAAAGAGTTACAAGGACTTCAAAAGAAGGCAGCAAGCCCTCGCACTGGCACAAGCAAGGAGACTACACAGAACTCTCGGATTCTTGAGAATGACCAAGCAAGGGATCTGATCGAGCGTATCAAGTTCTACAAGGATGCGTTCAAAGACGAAAAGCAACTCAATGGTCTCCTAGCTGAGATTGAAAAGATTGCTAAAGAGACCTCAGAAGAAACTGCAAAGCGTTATCGTGCTAAAGCTGACGCACCTGTGACTCCGCAATCGACTCTGATTAAGCAGAAGCAGAAGCAACTCAAAGCTCTTGTTAAGTCTCGTCTCGATGAGAATGCCACTGCTCTCAAGTCCTCTGACATTAAGAGTCAAAAGGACTTTGCTGATTTCATGGCTCAGAACATCGGGTCACAAGACATGATCACCTTTGCAAAGCGAGTCAACCTTGCAGCAAGCAAAGGGAATCTTGAGCAAGAACTTTACAACATTCAGAACTACGTTCAGCAGTCAGGCTTCACCAAGATGCTCAACGGAGCACTTCAAGTCTTTACTGGAAACATCCTGAGTGGGCTACCTACTGCTGTTATCAACGCAGCTACTCCTATGTTCTCAGGTATGCTTAAGCGTCTTGAGACTGCTGTAGGTGCAGCTATGGCAGGGGACAAGGAGCTTCTAAAAGCCACAGTTACCATCCACTCCAATTTCGATACTATAGCAAAGGCTGTAAGGATGGCAGTAGCCTCTGCAAAAGCCAACGAGGATGTTCTTTTAAAGGGAACACAAATCTTTGACGATGGTATAGGTGGTGTAGGCAAGCACGGACAAGCACTGGCAGCTTCGACCCTTGGGCTTAAGGATGACTCTCTTATCGGGTCTGTTGCAAACACCTTAAACTTCCTTACCCATCTTCCGAATAGGCTCAATGGTTCTGTCGATACACTCAACAAGACCATTCAGACTCACGCTTATCTATCCCAGCACTTCACCTACGAGGGCATCACCAGAGGAATCAAGGATGGTGCAGAACTTGCTAAGTATGTAGACACCAATGTCCGCAAGATGTTTATGGATGATGGTTCTTTGTTTTCCGAAGAGCGTCTTGCAAAGTCGTTTGCCATTACTGCTCAAAAGAAAGGCTTAGATCCCTCTGCTAACCCCGAAGCATTCAGCAGGGAGTATGCAGACTTCATTGCCAAGAACACTCCTAGAGACTCTGCTGCGATGCAGACACTTGCTCGAAAGGCTGAGTCTTATGCCAGAGAGATAACCTTCACTGCTGAACCTGGGGAACTGACAAGACTTGTAAACGTAGCACGGGACAAACTTCCTGCGACTCGTTTCCTTCTTCCGTTTGTTAACACTCCTATGAACGTGTTGAAGTTTGGGTTGGCTCGGACTCCGTTCGGGGTGGCTAAGGATTTGGCTCCCTTGGTATTTTCCAAGACCTCAAAGGCTCGACAAGCGTATGACGCACTGTCTCCGATTGAGAAAGCAGCATACAAGGGTCGTATGGCTACCTCGGTGGGGATCGCAGGGACGCTTACATACTTTATGATGAACAACAGGGACTTCATCACTGGAGGTGGCCCAAGGAACTTCCAAGAAAAGAAAGCGTTGGAAGCTACTGGGTGGAGACCTTATTCGTTCAAAATAAAAGGCAAAGACGGCAAAGTCACTTACATCAGTTACCAACGCACCGATCCGTTTGCCACGATGCTGTCTGTCTTTGCTGATCTCGCAGAGACTGCTACCCTGTTCCCTGAAAGAGATAGTAGTGGAATGGAAGTCTTAGCTGCTGCATCCTACAACATCATTGAAGGTCTTACTGATCGCTCGTTCCTTAAAGGACTCAACAACCTTCTCAACATTGCTCAAGACCCTGAGACTTACATTCCCAAGACGGGGCGTGACATCCTCTCTGGTCTTGCTGTTCCTATGTTCGTGGACAAGATCAAGAACACTGAGGCTGAACGCATGATCAGGGAGACCAAGACGTTGAGTGACGCTATCCTTCGTAAGTTGCCTTTTGCTGAAGAAAAGGTCTCTCCGAAGATGACATTCCTCGGAGATCCAGTGTATGTCCAAAACCCCGTGGGTCTCTTGGGAGTTGTTAACCCTATCTTCATCTCCAGCAAAAAGAATGACATCGTTGACAAGGAACTGAGCGGACTTATTCATGGCTTCAGTATGCCTTCTGAAAACTTCATCAATCACTCTTCTACCAGTATGAGAGAGTTTGAGAACGAAAAGGGAGAAGATGCCTATTACAGGTTCCTTAAGTTGTCTGCGGAGGTTACAATCAACGGACGCACCATGCGAGAATCCCTTAAAGGTCTTATGAAGTCCAGAGGTTACAAGCAGATGAAAGAAGCTCACGATCTTGCAGGGGACGCTGACGTTATGAAAGATCCTCGCATCGGGGCTATCAACTCAGTCCTGAGAGCTTACAGGCACAAGGCAAAGCAGCAAGTAGGCAAAGAGTTCCCTGAGCTTCGTAAGACTGCTGATGAGATCCTTTACAAGTCTCGTATGATCAGACAAGGCATCAACCCTGACAACCCTATCCCATCCCTTTAACAACTAATAACATCTAAAAGACCATGCCCACAGTAACAAGCGGTAGATCATTTTATCAAACAGACGATGTCGCAGGTTCCAGTATTACCTACGGATTCGATTCCCTTTCGGACAGTGACATCGTTGTGGTTGGTATTGACTCCGACACAAGCACTCGCACGATATTGGAAGAAAGCGTAAATTACACCTTAAGCTCTTCCACTAAAACCATCACTTGTCTTGTTGCTTCTTGGGCAACCATTGACGCAACCTTTGACCTCATTCGTGTCTACAGGGCAAGCACTACGCAAGCCTTAGTGGACTTCAAGAACGGAGGGACACTCAGCGAAACCGACTTAGACAACGCTTACAAGCAAAGTCTCTTTGTTGCTCAAGAGGTCTCTGAGGACGCTTCGGATCTTGGAACTGGTGGCCCTTCGGTGATCACAACTGCTTACATCGAAGACAATGCTGTGACTACAGCTAAACTTGCGGCCCTGAGTGTTACTGAAGCCAAACTTGCTGCGTCCAGTGTAACCACCGCAAAGATTGCTGATGATGCTGTAACAACCGCTAAGATCGCTGATGATGCTGTGACATCCGCTAAGATTGTTGATGATGCTGTCACAACCGCAAAGATCGCTGATGATGCTATTACCTATGCTAAGGTTGACGTAGCTACCACTGCTGAGATGGAGGGACAAAGCACAGCAGGTGTAGTAACTCCTGATGTCTTGAAGTATTCTCCGTTTTCTCCGAGGGCTTACGGAGTAGTAACTTACGACACCTCCGCTCCTGCTTTGGAATCAGGTTCTTATAATGTTGGGTCAGTAAGTGAACCCAGTGAAGACGTAAGGCGTATCACGTTCACTACTGCTCTTGATGATGCTAACTATACTGTAGTTGCTATAATGGAGCATACATCCACTAATTCTTCCTTTAACGTAGAAGTCATATCCAAAACCGCGACTTATTTTGATCTTGAGTCTAGTAGTAATGACGCGACTTCCTACAAGATTAACTTCGTAGTGTTTGGAAGCACCTTAAGCAGTTAAGATGAACACTACTAATCACACCGCGATTGTTGGGACGTTGGGTTTGATTGCTAACATCACCTTAGAACAAGTGAATACGATGGTCGCTATTTGTGTCGGCTTGGCTACAATTACCTACCTTGGAGTCAAGATAATCAAGGAACTTAAAAAGTAACATAACTGTATGAGTAAGCAAAGTAACAAGGCAAGAAGCCTGAAGATGGAAGAACTCCAAGACCTTCTTATCGATCAATTCATCGATCAGATTCAAAGTGGAGAAGCCGCACCTGCTGTTCTTAACGCAGCCCGACAGATGCTGAAGGACAACAACATCACCGCAAGTGCCTCTGTGGATTCTCCCTTGGAGTCGCTGGTGAATCTGCTTCCGTTTGAGGACGCAACTGATATGGTTGTTGGCTTAGATGAATGACATCCCTGAAAAGCTGAAAGACTTCCGTAACTTTCTTTGGGTTACTTGGTCTCACCTTAACCTTCCTGCACCTACTCCTATCCAATACGAGATAGCTGAGTGGATGCAGAAAGGCCCATCACGCTCCATTGTTGAGGGCTTTCGGGGTGTAGGGAAATCTTGGATCTGTTCAGCCTTTGTAGTTCACCAGTTACTTTTAGATCCTCAAAAGAACATCTTGGTTGTTTCAGCATCCAAGACCCGTGCTGATGACTTCTCTACGTTCACCCTTCGGTTGATCCATGAGATGCCTATTCTCACTCACCTTATTCCTGGTGATAAGCAAAGGTTTTCCAAAATCTCCTTTGACGTAGGCCCAGCCAATGCGTCTCACGCTCCCTCTGTAAAGTCTCTTGGTATCACCTCGCAGCTTACAGGAAGTCGTGCTGACATCATTGTTGCTGACGATGTGGAGGTTCCTAATAACTCTGCAACGCAATCGATGCGTGATAAACTCTCTGAGCAGATCAAGGAGTTTGAAGCTATCCTTAAGCCCAATGACGAAAGTCGAATCCTTTTCCTTGGCACACCTCAGTGTGAAGACAGTGTATATACAAAACTTGCCGAGCGGGGTTACAGTAACAAGGTCTGGCCAGCTAGAAAGGTAACAACATCCAAGAATGAAAAGGTTTACAAGGGAAGTGTTTCTGATCTTTGCGTAAGCGATGAGGACAAGGGAACACCCACTGAGCCTTCTAGGTTTGACGATATCGACCTTGCAGAACGTGAAGCATCCTATGGTAAGACAG